GAAAAACATGAACGATCAAGTAAATCACCTCCAGCAATTGGTGGAGCAAAGAAACACTCTGGCAACTGATCTTGAATCACTTACCACACAAACTACAAGAACAAGAGAACTTGCACTTAAGACACAGGGTGCTATTGAGTATCTTGAAGCCATTGGGGTCAAGTTGCCGGAACCTGAACCAGAAGCAGAAGTGTCTGAGACGGAAGTCGTAGAAGAGGGTTGACACACAAACTCAAAGGCACTATAATATAAGAGTACATATATGTGGAGGGAACATAGACTCTAGAGAAAAGACATTTTCTCATTACGGTAGTAGTTAGTTCCATTAAGAGGGGTCGGGAATCTGTATACCCCTCCTTCGTGTGGGCAAGTAGCTCAGATGGACAGAGCCACGCACTTCTAATGCGTTGGTCGGGGGTTCGAGTCCCTCCTTGCCCGTCGTAGATGTATAAATATATCTGCCATACAATCCCCTGTAGCTCAATCAGGCAGAGCACGAAGCTGTTAACTTTGGGGTTACTGGTTCGATTCCAGTCGGGGGAGTTGCCAGTGTAGCTCAGTTGGTAGAGCAGGGTACTTGTAATACTCAGGTCGGGCGTTCAAATCGTCTCACTGGCTCCAGGGGTTTTAGCTCAGTTGGTAGAGCGCCTGCTTTGCAAGTAGGATGTCATCGGTTCGAGTCCGATATTCTCCACTTGACAAGAATTCAATCTTGTTTTATAATATTTCTTGTGTGAAGGAAGTGCAACGGGAGAGCAATCTCCCACTATGCGGATATAGTTTAGAGGTAAAACTAGAGGTTTCCAACCTTTCGTCGTCGGTTCAATTCCGTCTATCCGCTTTCGGGTTATCCGAATACCCGAAAAAAAATGATGAGTATAAATACTCTGAAGTTACGTAAGTAACAAATTTCAACAGAACCAGTCGAGGTTCTTAACATCTGTGGGTAATCATTCCACAAGCAAAAAAACGAGGAAAAAAAATGTTTAAAACGACTATCGCTGCATCTGCTGCTGCAATTGCTCTTGCCCCTGCTGCTGCCCTAGCCGGACCCTATGTCAACGTTGAAGCAAACTCTGGTTGGACTGGATCTAATTATGGTGGAACTGCAACAGATCTGCATGTAGGTTATGAAGGGGGCATTGGTGAGTCTGCTTCCTACTATGTCCAAGGAGGAGCTACTGTTGTCAGTCCTCAGGGATCTGAGAGTGATACTGTTCCTTCTGGTAAGGCAGGTCTTGGTCTTGCAGTAACTGATTCATTGGGTGCTTACGGTGAAGTATCTTTCGTTGGTTCAGGAGACTCTGAAATAGACCGTGGATATGGAACCAAATTTGGTGTGAAGTACTCCTTCTGATATCCGATATAGACATATAGACATCTAGATGATATACTGGGGGTGCGACGGCATCCCCTTTTTTTGTATATGGATTATACCCCACCTGCACTTTGCATTAGAAGTATTGAACCTGCTGAAACACCAGGTAAAGTGCTTGTAGATATGCCATCTCTATGGAGAGATAGTGATTCTATAAACCCCGTAGAGGTTGATAAAAAAACAGTTGATTCTATTATGAGTGAACCATACAGTGTACCTATGTGTCCACCAGGATGGCCCAACCCTCCTCTTAATGAGACGGAATGAAAAAATACTTTCTGACAATCGTTACTCATCCAGTTACTCATTATAATATTATTACTATTGGATTACTTATCGCAATAGGAATGCTACATAACCATGCACACTATCAGATGAGTAATGATCCTGATGGATATGTATTTCGATGGTGTAGGGCAAACCCAGAACGATGTACTTATAGAACACGTTAGTTGAGGAATGATTTTGAAAAAGAAAATTAAAAAATCGGAACAAAAAATTGCAGACTGTGATAACCTCTATGATATGATTGAAATACTACAGAGTCGTATTGATGAAATAGAAAATGAACATATGCAATTGATTCGTAAGATGGGAGAACTAAATAGTCGTGTAGACGACTTTTCTACAAATGAAAATTAATCTTTGGTATTCTAAGAGTATGAGTCAATGGAGATGGACTCTTTGTGAAGAATTTAAGAATGGTGTTACGAAAGTAGAACAACATGCCGGACAACGTGAGAAATTGCGAGACGCAATGGATGATGTTTCCAATACAGTAGAGTATATGTTAGATGATAAATAACTTAAAACTGAAGACGTATAAAGAATTATACAATGGAAAATATAAAGATTAGGTGTCGTTCCTGTGGAAAGGAATTGGAAGGGCACCCAAGTAAGACAGTTTGTTGTGGTTGTCCGAATATGGCAACCATTCGGGGTGATAAGATTTCCGCAGTTGACTTATCAAATGTTGTTATGGTAAACTCTTATCATCCTAAAAATAAAAAAGGAGTTCTTTCGCAGGAAGATATCCTATGGCATGAACAAAGAAAGCATCGTAAAGTTCGTAAAATGAATTTTGAGATTAGGTAATATTAGGAAATCAAAATAAGTTGACAAATACAAATTAGTAACTATTATAGCTAATATGTATTTCATTCTAAAAATCATGGACGAGCACACCTATAATAACTGGGTGAAAGTCAAAGAGACTTTTGAGTCATCTGGAAATACTGAAAACTTTTACTATCAGAGAGCATGTGCTATAGTTGGTGGAGCACCAGATCCTATTGATAAAATGATAAATCAGGACAATGCTGCATCGGATGGATGAAATAAAATCAGAACAATATGTCACTCAAAAAGAGTGTCAGGAGATGATCGATGATGCTATTCGGAGACACAATAGAAACGCAGGTATTATCAGCATGTGTGTTGGGTGGGTTGTCTTATGTTTATTTGCTGAGGGCCTTCTCAGACTAATTGGAGTTATTCCCCCATTACTACCATGGTTGCAAATTAAATTATAGGAAAATAAATGAAAGTTGGATTGATTGGATTGCATCAAATTTCAATAGATATGTCCCGTAACATGATTGAAAATGGAATTGAAGTTTGGGGGTATAGTAGTAACTATGATCTTGCCTGTAAAGAATATGAAAACGGTTATATTAGTGGATGTGTAACCTCACTAGAGTATCTTGTCCAAGCAGTTAAATCTGATAATCTTAGATACACTAGTGCAGGGAAGGTTCCTGGTATCTTTCAAATTACACTTCCAGTATCAAAGGTAGAAGATACAGTTGATGAGTTAATACCTTTACTTGAAGAGGGTGATATTATTATTGATTACACAGGAGGTGGCAATGACATAGAAAAATGCCTGGAACTGGAAAAGTATTGTGCTAAGTTAGGCATATCTTATATCTTTGTTGGTATCTATGGATCAAAACATAGTATTAATGTTTGTTCTAAAATTTTTAAACATACCATATACAAATCACCTTTCTGTATCGGAAATTAACGGAAATGGAACATCGCATTAAGATGAGACATGCGTTTGCCATGTCCTCATTTGGTAGAATGTTCACACCAAATAGAATAACATGTGAGATGAGAACACTTTGTATAGAGTGGTCTGAAAACATTGATGACCAACCACCTAAAGGTGATTTATATCAAGTTGATCGTTACTTTTTAGAACTATGGAAAACAAGGGAGATTACTTATGGGTAACATATCATAGGAATGTTAGCAGTTCACAAATATAACTGGCAGCACTGGGCACCATTTGACAGAGGGTATTATAGGTAGTATAATATATGAGTTGAGATATCAACTGCGGTACTTCCCTTCAGTAGGTTCAGGAGTAGCGGCGATAGGAACCTGCAGTTAAGGTCAGAGAAGTAAATGGAGCATGGGAGGCAATGTAATCGTGTTCATCATAGGAATGTGCATTGACTTATGATGATGGTTATAACCGTGTACCGCACCTGCCTTAACAACTCAACTTTGTATTTTTTGCTAGTTTAAGCATAGTTGAGTAGCAAAACTAGAATTGGGGAGAAGAGGGGAACCGGTAATTTTAAATTGCCTTAGAGGTGTTCGATTCTTCTCCCAACAACTACTTGACTACATAATCACAACACCTTATAATATACAGGTAATCAAAACGGACAATGGCACTGACTGAAAAATTCAAGAGTAAGGATTTAGAAACTCTTCGTAATGCTGCAAAAGGTGAAATTTTCTTAGATGTAAAAAGTCCAAAATTATTTAAGAAGGTTCGTAAATATTATGAATCTAATGGAGTAATTTTTTCTGGAGAAGCACTTGATGATTATGAAATCATGATGGATTGTTTGTATTCTGATCTAAAAATTTCTGTTGAGGTTGTTTAATTTTATTCATAGCAAGACCGTATAAGGAGAGTTGTATAAACTCTCCTTTCAAGTATAATATATACTAAGAGTTTAATTATTTTATGTCTGATTATAAGAAGACTGCACTTGTGCTTGGTGCAGGTGGATTCATTGGAAGTCACATGGTGAAGAGACTTCGACAGGAAGGATATTGGGTTCGGGGAGTTGATCTTAAACAACCTGAATATTCAGCATCTCATGCGAATGAGTTTATTGTTGGTGACTTGAGGGAAGTTAATTTTGTAAAACGATGTGTTCGTTTTACTGGATACCTTGGAAACTTCTACAAAGATATTGTAGATAAGTTTGTCGAACCTTTTGATGAGATTTATCAGTTTGCTGCTGATATGGGTGGAGCAGGATTTGTATTCACTGGTGAGAATGATGCAGACATCATGCACAACTCTGTGTCTATCAATCTGAATGTTCTTGAGGAACAACGTAAACTGAATGAAATTACAGAACAAAATAAAACTAAAATCTTTTATTCTGGATCAGCATGTATGTATCCAGAGCACAATCAACTAGATCCTGATAATCCTGATTGCCGTGAAGAATCAGCATACCCTGCAAATCCAGACTCTGAGTATGGATGGGAGAAACTTTTCTCTGAGCGTCTCTACTTTGCTTACAATCGTAACCATGGGATCCCTGTTCGGGTTGCTAGGTATCATAATATTTTTGGACCTGAAGGAACCTGGGACGGTGGAAGAGAGAAGGCACCAGCTGCAATCTGCCGCAAAGTTGCTAAACTCCCGGAGTCGGGTGGATCTATCGAGGTGTGGGGAGATGGCCTACAAACTCGTTCCTTCCTGTTCGTTGATGAATGCATCGAAGCAACTAGAAGACTAATGGAGAGTGACTTTATGGGTCCTGTGAACATTGGTTCTGAAGAGATGGTTACTATTGATGAACTGGTAGACACTGCTGCAAAGGTATCTGGTAAAACTGTAGAAAAGAATCACATTGATGGTCCTTTGGGTGTTCGTGGTCGTAACTCTAACAACGATGTCGTCCGTAGAGAACTTGGATGGGATTACTCACAGTCTCTGGAAGAAGGTATCTTTAAGACCTATCATTGGATTGAGTCACAGAT